GGATCCGATGAGGGTAGATTCCTCGACACTATCAGAAATAATGCAAAGAACTTCGCTTCGACCGTTTCACTTTCATCAACTGCTAAACACAAAGTCATCATTATTGATGAAGCAGATAATACAACCAGCGATGTTCAACTCCTCCTACGGGCATCTATTGAGGAGTTTAGTGGCAACTGCCGATTCATCTTCACCTGCAACTACAAAAACAAAATCATCGAACCACTCCATTCCAGATGTGCCGTTGTTGATTTTGGGATCAAGACCAAAGACAAACCAAAACTTGCCTCAAAGTTCTTTGAAAGGCTCAAAAAGATCTTGGATCAAGAGAAAGTTGAGGCAGATGATAAAGTTCTTGCCCAACTTGTAAATAAGCACTTTCCCGATTTCAGAAGAGTTTTGAACGAATGCCAAAGGTATTCTGTTTCTGGAACAATTGATTCTGCAATTCTTGCGTCATTTTCTAATGTTAAACTTAATGATCTCCTTAAATACCTCAAAGAAAAGAACTTTCCGGAAGTTCGTAAATGGGTTATGTCAAACCTTGATAATGATGCCAGTAGTGTTCTTCGTATGGTGTATGATGCTTTATATGAACATTTGGATGGTCCCAGTATTGCTTCTTCTGTTCTTATTATTGCGAAATATCAATACCAATCGGCTTTTGTAGCAGACCAAGAGATTAACCTTCTTGCTTGTCTGACTGAAATAATGTGTGAGTGCTCTTTCAAATGATTGTTTCTGAACAAGATGCAGTTTGGGCAGCAGATGAATTTATTAAGTATTATGTAAATTTTACTTCTATTGAGGATTATTTGAGATATGTAAAAAAAGAAGTAATTTTGCAGTCAAATCAAATTGTTTCACTTCAAGAAGAATTCTTTAACGAAGATATTAGTCCTGATGATATGGAGTTTGACATTAAGTTTATTGGAAGTAGATTTCAAAATTCACTTCCGCAAGATTATTATGTAAACTTATTAAAAGCAGTTTCTTCTCATAATAACGAATCTAATATTCCAGGAAGAGAACTTCGTTGGATGATATTTGAAAAAAAAACTCAAAAAGTAGTTGGGTTTATTCGTTTTGGTTCTCCAACTATCAATTCAAAACCAAGAAATGTCTGGTTAGGAAAGCAACCAGACCTAAGAATATTCAATCGACATGCAGTAATGGGATTTGTGATTGTACCTTCACAACCTTTTGGGTATAATTATCTTGGTGGAAAACTTCTTGCACTTCTCTGTTGTTCTCATTTTGCTCGTGAAAAACTAAATGAAGTTTTTGAGAAAGACATTGCTTTATTTGAAACAACTTCTCTTTATGGGTCTACTACTGATTCTTCTCAATATGATGGTCTTAAACCATTTATGCGATATAAAGGTTTAACAGAGAGTAAATTTCTTCCCTTACTGCATGATGATATTTTTCATAAATTACATAATAGGTTTACTCTTTTAAATAATAATACCCCTCTTACGGATAATAAGGCATCATCTAAAAAAATGAAGAGGCAAACTAAAATGATATCAATTATTAGAAATTCTCTTCAGAATCAAGAAAAACTTTCAGAATTTAATTCTGTAATCGGTAATGCATTTGAGTTGACACAAAAGAAAAGGTTTTATACTTCTGAATATGGGTATCAAAATGTACGTCAGGTTCTTCTTGGTGAAGAAGAACAACTTGTTCGTGGCCCTAATTGGGATAAGTTTGAATTGGAAAATATTATTTCCTGGTGGAAAAAGAAAGCAACTAAACGATATGAAAAACTTAAACAAGAAGGTAGATTCAGAACTAAGGTCGAACTCTGGACAGAAGATGATGACATACAAATTATAAGATGACTGAACTTAAAGATTGGTTGAACTCAATTAATGATAATAAAAAGGATTTGTCAGAGGATATTAAATCATATCCACCCTTTATTATCAATCGTTGTTTATCTGCATATGTTGATTGCATATTGTATGCAAACGAAATAAATCTTAATCACTCTTTAGATAAAGATATGCAATATACATTTTATCTAAATACTATTAGAAAACAGAGGAGATTTTCTCCCTGGGTTTATAAGGATAAAATTGAAGATTTGGAATGTATTAAGAAATACTATGGATATAGTAATGAAAAAGCATTACAAGTTTTAAAAATCTTATCAAAAGATCAGATTATTTTTATTAAACAGCGACTTGATACTGGAGGAAGACGATGACTATCACGGTAGAACCACAAGTACAGTGGACACCAAGTATGATGATTGAGGTTCTATTAAATGAACCAGATGATTTTCTTAAAGTTCGTGAGACTTTGACACGTATCGGAGTAGCATCACGTAAAGAAAAAAAACTTTACCAATCTTGTCACATTCTACATAAGCAAGGTAGATATTATATTGTCCACTTTAAAGAGTTATTTGCTCTGGATGGTAAACACGCCAATCTAACTTTAAACGATGTTCAAAGACGTAATCGTATTGTTCGTCTTCTTTTAGATTGGGGACTATTATCTGTTGTAAATCCAGATGAAGTTGTTGATATTGCCCCACTCAATCAAATCAAAGTTTTGGCATATAAAGATAAAGAAGAATGGATTTTAGAACAGAAATATAATATTGGTAAGAAAGTGAAAGCAGCAGAAACCGAATAATAAAGTAGGGAGTTCCACACTCCCTTTTTTTGTGCTTTCTGTTATAATTAGTAATGTGAATGCCGTAAGGGTTCGCACTATCAAATCTCGCTTTCTAAGGAGCAAAAATGACTAATCTTTCTAGGTACACATCTGCCGATCTTCCTGCCCTGATGGATAGGATTACTCGTAATAGTATTGGAATGGACGAATATTTTGATCGTCTATTTAACCTTCACGAAACAACTTCAAATTATCCACCATATAATCTAGTTCAAATCAGTAATGTAGAGTCACGTTTAGAACTCGCACTTGCTGGATTTTCTAAAAAAGAAGTACTTGTTTATACACAAGATGGAAAACTTTTTATTGAAGGACAAAAAGAAGATAAAGAAACTGAGACAAATTATTTACATAAAGGTTTAGCACAAAGAAGTTTTACTAGAACTTGGACTCTTGCTGATGATACAGAAGTCTCTTCTGTAAATTTTGAAGACGGATTACTTACAGTAATTTTGGGAAGAATCGTTCCAGAATCACATAAGAGAAAAGATTATCTATAAATAACAATGAGCTAAACTATCGTTGCTGCAGGGAGGTAACTGGTAAAATCCAGTTGACACCTCCCCTTTTTTTGTGCTATAATTCACTGAGGTATGGGAGAACTATGACGATTAAACTGATGCTTCTTAAGTCTGGCGAAGATATCATCGCAGACGTAAATGAAATGTGTGTTGGTGAAGAAGAAAATCAAAGAGTTATTGGATATTACTTGGATAAACCTTGTGTTGTTAAAATGAGAAATCCAAATCTTCTAACAGAAAATGAAACTCAAGGAATGAAAAAAGCAGGATTTGAGGTATCTCTTTTCCCCTGGATACCTTTGTCTAAAGAGGAAAAAATACCTGTTCCTTCTGACTGGTTAATCACTATGGTTGAACCAGTAGATAAACTCAAACAAATGTATATTGAAGACATTGTAAACTATGGAAAGAAAAATGATAAAGATTCTAGTTCTTCTGAACAAGGAAATTCTGATAAGTCAGATTGAGGAAGTTGGTTCTGAACTGGGAGAACCAGACTGCAGATTAATAGAACCATTTGTAGTGAATTCTGATATGACATTAACCCCTTGGATGTTAGATTATACATCACAGAATAGTTTTATGATTCACTCTGATAAGGTATTAACTATTATTGATCCAGTTAATTTAATCTTAAAAAAATATGAAAAACTAATTGAGTAAAATGTCTTCAAATTTTTATACAAATGTTCAATTGATTGGCAATCAATTTTTGATTCGTGGAGTAGAGGATGGTAAAAGATATGAAACAAGAAGAGATTTTTCTCCAACTCTTTTTATTCCAACAAAAAAACAGTCAAAATATAAAACTTT